AGGGCGGCTATTCTCTGTCGTGGAATATGGAAGCCGTCAAAGTCTTCTACAATGCCATGTGCAACGAATTAGGCGTTGACAACGTGCTTTTCAACAGACCGCGAATCAAAGACCGTTCAAACAAATGGTAAAGCAATATCCCCACTATCTCTATGCTGTCGCATCTGAAGACGCGACGCAGAACGCTGACGGCGATTTCGTCAGCGAGAAAGCTGCATCGTACACATTCATTTCCATGTGTAGAGAGGAAACCAACGGCAAAGGCTCGAAGCTCGAAGTTGGTGACGGCACTTTCATCGTCTATGCGTCGCTGATACAGCTGCCAGCTGGCAGCGCGTCGGTCGCAGCCGGACAGAAGGTCGCTGTCTTCGACGACGCGGCACAGACAAGTCTTCGCGTTGAGGGAGAATGCTTGAAATTCGACAAAGGACAGCTCCACAATCGGCTATGGGTTTGAAATGCAATGTTGACATGAATGCTATGCGAAGCCGCTTCAGTCGCTTCTTCGATGAAGTCGAAAAGAAGCAAATCGAGCGTCTGAAGATGCTCGGTGAAATGTGTGTCACACAGGCTCGCGGCGAACATGCCAACAATTGGCAAGACCAAACAGGAAATCTCCGCTCGTCTGTCGGCTATATGGTATTCAAAGACGGTGTGTCAGTTGAAGAGGGAACTTTTGAACAAATCACTCCGAGGAATCCACAGCCAGGCGACGTGTATGATGGCGCAACTCGCGGAATGCAATTCTGCAAGACCATCGGAGAGCAAACGCACGGAATCGCGCTTGTCGTAGTCGCTGGAATGAGCTATGCAAGCTATGTCGAGAAGAACGGAAAAGACGTGCTAACGTCCGCAGAACAGCTCGCAGAGAGAGAACTGCCGAAGATGCTCGAAGAACTGAAATCCAACATCATCAAAGCCGCAGAATGAAAGACGCATTTGAACTCAATACAATCATGTACCGTGTACTTGCAGCTGCCAACATTGGCAACAATGGCGGCATATACAAGAATGACACTCGACCTGTTGACAGCAAAGCTGAAGACATTGTTGTCAATGTCATTGCGCTGGAGCTTGACGAGCTGCCGCAGAAAGCGACGACGAATGTCAACATCTATGTCGCTGACACGCCGAAGAAAATCAACGGAAAAGACATGCTTGTTGAGGATTCTCCGCGAATGAAAGAACTCTCGCGGAAAGTCGTCGATGCTCTAAAGTCCGCACACATTGAGGGATTGAAGTTCTTGACAGAATCGCAGTCCATTTTCGACGAGCCGTCAATCAATCAGCATTGCGTCAATATTCGTGTTCGCTGGAACATTCAAACAGATTAAAATTAAAAGATATGATTACTTTAGGATTAAGCCAAATCACCGTTGGCACAGCTGCCGAGAACGGCACTATGCCTGGCAACATGACCAAAATCGGCAAGACCTACAAGAACACCTGTAAAATCAGTCAGGAGAAAGCCGAGGTCAAAGAGCATTATGAGGAGGGCATGGCCGCTCCCGAAGTGCGTCGCAAGTCGAAGAAGATTCCTGTGTTGGTGTTCAGTCTGATGAACGCCGACCCGCAGATGCTCGCCGACTACATCGGTGGCACAGTCATCGACGGCAAGTGGGGTTATGACGGCACGGAAGTCGTCGCCAACAAAGCTATCCACGTCGAGAGCGAAATGGGCATGGTGTTCGACATTCCGAATGGCGACATCGAAGCCGTTATCAACCACGACGCAAGCGCGGAGGGTATCTTCCTCGTTGACTTCACCGTCACTCCGTGCGCTGTAACGGGCGGCAAGCCGTTCAACGCAGCTCCGAAGACCACTCTGACCGTGTCGCCTACCTCGCTGTCGTTCACCAACGCAGCCGACTCTACGGGCAAGACCGTGACCGCGTCTTCGACAGGCAACGTCACTTCTGCTCACGTCGCCGAGGGTTGCGACTGGGTGACCGCTGTCACCTACAGCGGAAAGGTCGTCACCGTCAAGGTTGCTGCCAATCCGAACACCGACGCACGTTCCACCGTGCTGACGATGGTCGCAGACGGCAAGACGCAGACCGTGCCTATCACACAGGCTGGCGCGTAAGCCGACACTCTTTCAAGGGGTGCGACGAATTACGCACGTTGCACCCCTATCTTTTAACGCTCAAATCAAAAGTCAATGACCGAGGAACAACAGAAACAGCTCGAAAAGCTGAATCAAGAGAAGAACGAACTCAATCGACTAATCAATGCCGGAATCAGCTTTGAAATCGAAGTCGAGGAAGTCGAAATCAAGCGCAAGCTCTATTTCTTCAAGCGTCGCGAGATTGTGACGCGCAAGCAGCGTTTCACCATCGCAGAGCCGACGCTGGGAACTCTCGACCGCATAGCGTCGGAAAGCATCAATTTCGCCATTACCGACGCTGAAATGCAGTCTGTGGATAGTTTGTCCGTCGGAATGCAGAAAGTCCATAAGAACGTGGAAAAATGCGCAAAGATTGTCGCCTATGCTGTCATGGGGAGCGAATACGAAGCTCCACAGCTGACAAAGGACGGCAGATTGGTTATCCGACCCGACATCGAGCGTTTCCGTGAGCTGACGCAGCTCTTTATCCGCAAGCTGAAGCCGTCGTCGCTCTACCGTCTCGCGCAGCTCATTCAGCTGATTTGCAATCTTGGGGATTTTACGAACTCTATTCGATTGTTACAAAGCGACCGAACGACGATGCCAAGTCGAATAGAGGATTGAACTCGCCGTATGGTCGACGCGGCGCGATATGCTCACATTTTGGGTGGACATATCAATATTTGAAAGAAGGTATCGCGTGGGCGACGGTGCAGAAGATGATGCTCGACGCTCCACAATACGACATTAAGAATGACAAAGATGAGCCGGACATCGAACTGACGACAGAGAACGCAGAAGATGTGGCTAACTACATAAACAGCATGATGTAACATGAACAACACAGGCGACGGAATATATATTGAAGGTGGTTTCGACAACGAACAAATCAACGGAGCACTCGAAGAAACGCTGAAGCGCGTTCAAGGTCTCTCTGACGGTACTGCCAGCGCGGGCGAAGTAATGCAGTCCATCTTCGACGAGATAGGAAAGAAAGCCGCCGAAACGATAGCGGCGAACACGCAGAAGCTCGCAGAGAATCAGAATCGCGTCAACGAACTCATGCAACAGATTCTCCAGCTCGGCAAAGAGGGCAGTGAAGCTCTTTCCAGCGGCAACAAACAGCTTGCCAAACAAAAAGAAGACATGATTGACACGCTAAATGCTGAACTCGAAAAGCTCGCAGAGGAAAACACAACTCTCGCGGAACAAAATCAACAGCTTGAAGGTGCAGCTACAGCATGGGCGAAAAATCAACAGCAGCAGGAAAAGAACGCACAGACACAATCGACGCTCCGGCAACGTATCAAAGAGGTCAAAGAGGAAATGCAGAATCTCGTCAACCAAGCGCAGATTGAGGGCAGACAGGTTGACGAAAATACAGGTCGCTACGCTGAATTGCGAGCCGAACTCGGTCGTCTGACTGACATTCAAAGCGATGTCGCACAGCAAGCGAAGATTCTTGCTAACGACGAAGCGCAGATAGCTGGCGTTATCAACGGACTATCCGGCTTGTCGGGCGGTCTCTCTGCGGCGACAGGTGCTGTCAGTCTCTTTGCTGGAGAGAATGAAAATCTGCAAAAGGTTATGACGAAGCTTCAGTCCGTCATGGCCATCACGATGGGCTTGCAGCAACTTCAACAGACGCTGAACAAAGACAGCGCATTCCGTCTGACGACGCTCGCCAGCATCAAACAATGGTGGGGGAAAGTCGAAGCCGAAGCCAACGCGAAAGCGGCTGCAAGTACCACACTTGCAACTGCGGCTGTCGGAGCGAACACCGTCGCAGAGGAATTGAACGCTGGAGAGAAGGCTCTGAATACAGCCGCTACAGGTGCTAATACCGTCGCCGCTGGAGCGAACACCGTCGCTCTTGGAGCTGAAACGTCAGCGGCCACAGCTGGAGCTGGAGCATTCACATTGCTCGCAACGGCAATAAAGAGTGTTCCTGTCATTGGCTGGATTATCGCTGGTATTTCAGCCGTTGTCGCAGCTGTCGCAGCTCTCAACAGCAAAGAGAAGAAACGTCGCGAGGAAGAGAGAAAACGCTATGAGGAAAAAATGGCGGAAATCAAGAAAGAGAAAGAAGCGTTTGCTTCAGCTGCGTCGGACAACATTGTCAAGTTCAAGGAGCTACAGAACGCATGGAGCGCGATGGGCGACAACATGAACGCTAAAAAGAAGTTCATCGACGCGAACAAAGATGCAATCCGCAGTCTCGGTGTAGAGGTCAATAATCTCAATGAAGCCGAAAAGCTGTTTGTTGACAAATCTGAAGACTATATCAAAGCTCAAATGTCACGCGCAAAAGCTGACATCTACAGAGAGAAAGCAAAAGACTTTCTTGAAAAGAACTTTGAATATTTTGAGAAAGACTTCGACACATGGTTCAAAGATAATCGCTGGCAGTATGGCATGGCGAATCCTGGCGGCGATGCAGACGCTTTGCACGGCGGCAATCTGCCATCTGAAGCGGAAATTGAACGCAGAGCGAGAGAGGACTACAACGCGAAGAAAGCCGAACTCGAAGCATTCTTTGAGAATGCGCGAAAGGAAGATGCGCTCATGGCAGAGCTTCTTAAACCTTTCAGAAAGCCGACGACAACAACGAATGAAAACAACAAAGAAGACAACGCATTCGAGAACAATCTGTCGAAAATCAAAGCTCGCTATCAACAATTCTATGCTTGGGTCAACAGCACCGACAAGGGCGCGAGAGACGCAGCTCGGACGGAGTTTGCCGACCTCGTTGAACAGGGAAGCACCTATCTCGAATTTCTAAAGCGCAAGCGCGACGAGCTGACAGCGGCTATCGCTGGCGGTACTGCAACGAATGAGCAAGCTGAACAGATGCGCGTTCTTAACGACCAAATCGCACAGGAAACGAAAGAAACCGTTCTGTCGCAATTTGAAGCCCAGCTTCAGAGCGAAATGCAGGGTGCGCAATCGCTCATTGAAATGCTGGAAATCATCAAGCGTAAGCGCGAGGAACTTGAAGATGACGAAAAGCCAACTGTCGAAATGTCTGAAGAGGACAAAGAGAGACTGAAACAGCTTGGAGAAGAAATGGAAGAGCAATTCAACGGTAATGTCGATTTGCTCCACCGAAAAATGATTGACGCGCAGAATCTCATCCAAAAAGGTTGGGAAGAAGCAGGTGACGGCATCGCAACACTATACAGCAGTCTGTACGACGAAGACATCTTCGAGAATGGTGTTCAGACACAGCTGCTTATTACGCCAATACTGCCAAATGGTGACGTACTTTCACCAGAAGAACTTGACGATTATGTCTATAACGAATTGTCGGGCGCAGAGAACATTCTCGACGCAGACAGACTTGGGCTTGTTATTCATGTCGGCGATGGTGCAGAGGACGGATTCCACTTGCATGAGCTTCAAGAAGAATACTATGATATTGTTCAATTTTGGCAGACTGTCGATGCAGATATGCGAAAGAAGATGCAAGCATCACTCAATGACGAGGAGCGCGAGACGAATGAGAAAATCGCACAGCGCACGTCGTCATTGCTCGAAGAATATCGCTCGTTCAATGACAGACTTGTCGCTCTCGGCGACGCATACAACAATGACGTTGCAATCTTGGAACGCGCCTATGCTGAAGCAAAGACCGACGAAGAGAAGAAACGCATTGAAGATGCGCTCGCAGCTCGCAGAAAAGCATACGACAACGCTCGACAGGGCATTCTTGATTCTGAAGCAAAGACGCTCGCCGAATCGTCTGACGCATATCTCGCCCTGTTCAACGTGGCATCGGGAGCGTCGAAAAGAATGCTGAAACAGGTGCTTGCAGACGCGCAAGCCGTATTGAGAGCCGTGAAAGGTGAGGTCGTGGAACTTCCGGCTGGAATCAGTCAAGAACTTATCGACAAGCTGAAGCAATCACCCGAAGAACTGCAAGAACTATATCGGCAAGTGTTTGATTTGCAAGAACAGGTCAACCGCGAAAGCGGCTATCCTTTTGCGTCGCTGGTACAGGGATTCAAAGAGCTGAAGACTTCAGCCGAACTCGCGGCTAAAGCAGAAAAAGAAGTCGATGCAGCTGCAAGAAAAGCAACGTCAGACATGGCGAATGTCACTCGCGACAAAGCCCTGCAGTCGCTCGCATCGGGTGCAGCTGAAGCTCTCAATAAAATCGGTGAGCTTGGCGATAAGATGAAAGACCTCGGCGACGCTATCGGAGATTCGGGACTTGCCAACATGGGCGAAACAATGTCGGGATTGAGTTCGATTCTGTCAGACGTTGCAGCTGGAGCGTCAGCTGGCGGCGGCTGGGGTGCGCTTATCGGTGGCGTTCTCGGTGTCCTGTCAACGATATTTGACAGCTATTCTGAATATGAGCGACAGGCACATCAAAACGCTCTCGCAGCGTCGGATTTCGCTCATGCTGTCACAATGCTCAATCTCCAGCTGAAAGACACTTATGACAACGGATTCGGTGAACGTGCATTCGCAAGGATTGCCGATGCTGTCCGTGTGGCGAGAGAAGCACTTGCAGCATATCTTGACCTGTATAATGGATATACATACTTTCAGAATGAGGACGGCAGCTATTACACAAAACCGCGTCCGACATCGCTCGCAGAGATTCGAGATAGCGGCTGGGAGCTTGATTGGATAAAGAACGCTCGCGTCCAAACATACGATGCGAATTGGTGGCAGGAGTTTTGGGGAACTGCGTCAGACGAATATACAAAAATAACTGACCTTGCACCTGGAATATTAGAGCCGGATGGCAGCATCAATCCCGACGTTGCTGAAGCATTTCTCAATTCAAAATGGGGCGATATGCTGGATGATAAAACGAGACAGGCAATCCAGCAAGCAATCGACACTAAAAGAGCTTATATTGACGCTCTCGAAGCTATCGGTGACGCTGCCGTCGAAGTGTTCGGCTATCTCGGTGACGAAGCTCGCAGTTCTCTCGTTGACGCTCTTATGAACGGTGGCGACGCTTGGGATAGCTGGAAACAGAAAGGTTCAAAAGCCATTGAAGCACTCGGCGAAGAACTTATGTATGAGCTGTTTCTTGCAACGCAATTCGACAACTTCAAAGAGCGAATAAAGAAAATCTATCAAGATAATGCGGAAAATCCCGAAGAAGCGGCGCGTTTGGCTGGTGAAGCAATGTCGCAGTTCTTCGACGAAGCACATGCTTCTATGGATGCGGCGCAAGCATGGGGAGAAGAATGGCAGCGATATTGGAAAGAAAAGGGATTCGACATCTGGTCGAATGACGACGAAAGCGCAAATTCTTTCTACGGTGCAGCTCGGACGGTGACAGAGACAACAGCGTCGCTCATTCATGGACAGATGAACGCAATGCGCGTCAATCAAGTAAGTCAAGGCGACATTCTGCGCCAGCAACTTCTCATGCTGTCGTCTATCAAGTCCGACACGACCTATCTGCGAAGCATCGACAACAGACTTCGCAACATCGAGAGCCGCACAAGCGGAACACAATATGCAGCAAGAATCAATCATTAACAATAAATCATCATGGCAAACCTTATATTGAATCTACCGTTTGACGAATCAGCTGGAGCAACGACAGCATACGACTATTCGCAGAGCCGCGCCGACGGCACGGTGCATAATGCAGAGTTCGTCAAAGGACGCAACGGCAACGCTATTCAGTTCGACGGTGAAGGGTATGTTACCGTCAACGGCAATTCGACAGGTCTGAATCTCGCGACGCACGACTTCACGATGCTGGCTTCAATCCGCGTCGAGGAAATCGAGTGCGGCACTCCGAAGATGCTGATTTTCGTCTTCAAGTTCGCTGACGGCAGCTTCGATGAATACCGACAGAACATCAACGCCGGAAGCTGGGTCAATATCGCCATTGTCCGCGACGGAGCGCAATTCATCATCTACATGAACGCGCAACAAGTTCACACGTTCAACAACGGCAACAATCTGTCCGGCTTCGGTGTCAACCAGGACATCTATGTCGAATATGGCTTTGGTGCGCTCGACGACGTGAAAATGTACGACGGAGCAATGACGCAAGCAGAGATTATCAGCGAGCTGTCAACGTCGAAGCAGCAAGCATACTACATCGACGGAATCAACATCAAAGAGACTTTCGGTGTCTGTATCAGCGGAAGCAAGGGATTGCTCAACCGCCCGAAGATGAAAGCTCCGCTCTCTGTGTCGCGCGACCACGAACACGGCGAGATTGTCTTTCTCGACCGCAAATATTTGGAGCCGCGCGAAATCACATTGAGCTGTTTTCTGAAAGCCAACGGAAAGAATGAGTTTATCCAGCGCGTTGTCGAGTTTGAGCATATCTTCGACCGTCGCGGCGGCGACAGCGTGAGCGGTGGCGGCGTTGTGTCGTCGCTCAATCATCTGTTAGTTGACGTTCACCCCATCAAGCCGCTGTTGTACGAAGTCTATCTGAAAGACACTATCGACGTGGATAAGGCTTGGAACGACAGCCTTATGGTCGGCACGTTCCAGCTGAAGCTCATCGAGCCTTGCCCTGTGAAGCGCATCTTGAAGCATTTCGTCGTTGACAACGACACGAAGACTATCAGCGTGACGCTGGAAATGACAGGTTATCTCAATATCTATTGGGGCGACGGCAGCGTCAACTATGACGTGACGACAAATGCCAATCAGACGCAGACAATCACGCACAGCTACGCGGAAAACGGAGAATATTTCATCGTCATTGTTGGCGAAGTTGAAGACATCAAGCAATTCAGCACTAACGCCATTGTCGTATGGAACAGATTATAGTATATAAGAAGAATACCAATCTACGCAGCGAGCTACGCAGCTCGAAGAACGGCATTGTGTTTGTCAACGCTGAATGCGAAGAAAACCTCATGTCGTCTGAAGCTGTGCGCATCGTTGTTCAGAGCGAATCAAGCATTGACTTCACCGTCGGCGACTATATCGTTGTCGATGGTGAAGTCTATCGTCTGAATCAAGCTCCGAAAGTTGTGCGCGACGGCCGTCAGATATTCGAGTACACGCTGACATTCGAGAGCGCGAAATATGACCTCGCAAATGTGCAGTTCCTGTTGCCGGAAGAAACGCAGGGCGACCATCTGACGGCTACATTGTCGGAGCTGGCTCAAATCATCATCGGAAACGCGAATCGCATCTATCCAAACCAATGGCAGCTCGGAAACTGCCCCGACGACACGGAGGTAGTGACGGAGCAATTCACGGAAAAGAGTTGTCTCGCAGCTTTGCAGACGCTTTGTGAGCTATACGGCTATGAATTTCGCGTCACGGAGAGCAACAACGTGAAGACACTCGACATCTTCACGCAGGGTGCAAATACGACGCTGAATCTCGAATATGGCCGTGGGAAAGGTCTGTATTCAATCACACGCGAGGAAACGGCCAGCGAGGAAATAATCACACGTCTCTATGTCTATGGGAGCAGCGAGAATCTTCCGACAGGCTATCCGCATACAAGGCTCTGTCTTCCGTACACAGGAAACGACAGCAACGTCAATCGTCGCAATGCTTCATTCATCGAGAACAACGACGTTGTGTCGCGTTTCGGTGTGAAAGAGGGAATCGTTATCTTCGACGACGAGAAGCCGCATTGTAAGTCCACAATCACGCAAATCTATCAGTCGAACAGATGCAAGTTCAAAGACACGGCCATTAACTTCGACCTTGCCGCGTTCTGGGCGGCTGACGACTTCACGGAGTTCTGCCAAGTGCGAGGTTACGACCCGAATGACGCGGACGTTTATCAGCTGTTCACAAACGATATTGTCGGCAAAGAGCGTAAATATCTCATCGACAGCACAGCGACAATCACGTTCAACACGGGCAATCTCGCTGGATATTCTTTCAAGCTGAAGCCGGAGAATATCGACGCTGCAAATCACACGTTCATCATCGAAGAAATCATCTTGAACGAGGGCGACGAGATTCTTGAACAGCATATCCCCGACCCGAACAGCGCGGCATTCCAATTCGCTGTCGGCGACGAATATGTAATTTCAGACATCAATCTTCCGCTGGCATTCGTGACAGCCGCAGAAACGGCTTTGCAGACGCGAGCTAACGAATACTACGGCGAGCATTCAAAAGTGTGCGCTCGCTACTCTATAGACTTCGACAAAATCTATCTGTTGAAGAATCACCCGAATCTTCATATCAGATGCGGCGACTTTGTGCATATCAAAGACACGAAGCTCGGAATCAACGCATGGATTAAGGTCACGAAGTTCTATCGCAACTTGCTGACAGATGAAGTGCGAATCGAAATCAGCGACATCAGGAAGCGCGACCCTAACGCAATCTATTTTGAAGACATCAATCAACATCAATACTATCGCGCTATTGAAGATATATGGGGGCATACCTACGTCAACAAAGCGACAACGCTGTCATGTGTGTTCACTCCGAATCACAACGCGACAGCGAACACGCAGAACGTCAATGCAATCTCTGTCTCGCAGGGTATCTTCTCGAACTACACGCTCGAAAATCGCAGAAAAGAGTGGCGGCTCTATGATAGAGTGAAAACAGATTTGCTGTCAAGATACGAATATAATATCTATGTGAAAGCGTCGAAGCGTACACAGGACGCTGAAATCTACTATGAGCCTGTCACATGGGAAGGTGGCGGTCTAATCGCCATTTTCCGGCACATGGCAGCTCTTCAAAGTCGCGACGCTAACTATCATTATTTCCAAATCGGAACGCTGTCGAAGCCGACGAGACGGAACATCAATGCTCGATATGCGCGTGTGCTGACGCTGGAATATGGCGAAGCCGTTCTGCCAGCTAACAGCATCTACGGCGGCGACCTCATCATTCCAGGCGAGACAGACGACATCATCAACACGGCGACACGCGCCGCGAACTTCGACACAATGACGGCTCTCTACAACGGAAATCGAATCAACGTCGGAAATCAAGCCGGACGTGTGACGCTCATCATCGACGACCAAAACAAGCTCATTGCAGACAGATTCGCCGATAATCTCATCATTGCTCGCATGATAGCGTCGGGAGCCGTCACAGAGGGCAAAATCAACAATGGAGCTGTCACGCGCAACAAGCTGGCGAACGGTGCTGTCAATGCCGACAAGATAGCAGCTAACAGCATATCGCTTGACAGATTGGCTACAGCTGTCGCGGAGAAGATAAACCGCTCTCTTTTGATTGAGCGTTTCATCAATGACGGCTGGAGAGCCGACAGACACTATCAAGGCGACATCAGCTATTCTGACAAGGTGCTGACGTTGAAAGACACGAAGCTATTCGACAGCTACAGCAAAGCTCGTCTCGGACACGCTGTCAGCCATTGGGAGAGTAGCGGAGAAGTAACCCTCGACTTCAGCGAGGAAGGTGGCGACAAATCATTTGTCATTTTCGCAGAGCTGAAAAGCGACGGCAGCTGTGAATATGTCAAAGTTGAGAGTTCTGAAGCCGGAGCTGACGCATACGCTTCAATGCTGGAGATTGGCGAGGTGAGCGCGGAAGACAAAAACAATGAACGCACATTCACGCCGTCCATCGGTCAGACGTACATCGAAAACGGTGTAATCAAAGACGGCAGCGACAATGCCATTCTCGACATCAAGAACGGCATTTTACGCGGTCAGCTGAAGTTCGCCGGACTGAAAGACGCGAACAATCAAGACATCGACATTCTGTCTATTCTCGGAGCGTCACCGTCAACAGCTGGAGGTCTGCGAAAGAACTTCAGCGACATGCAGACGACAATCGGAGCTGACGACACAGCCGGATTGAGAAAGCGCATCAAGGACAGCGAAGATGCTATTGGCAATGATAATGCCGTCGGCTCGCTGAAATATCGTGCAAAACAGCTCGAAGACAACAAGGCAGACGCAAGCAAAGTATGGCAAAAGACGCAATGCTACATCAACCCACAAACAGGTGCTATCATCATAGGCGACAACAGCGCAACGCCTACAACGATAGAAAACACGGTGTCGCTGCAAGCATTCAACACCTACAAGCAGCAACTCGCTCACACGTTCCATCAGATTGAGAAGACTTTCGGCTGCAACAACATCATCATCAGCGACCGCGACCACCTCGACCAACAGACGTGTACGATTGACAGCGACGGACTTGACTATCCTGGCAAGACGAGAGACGTTGTAATCGACGACAGCACACGCTTTGCAGACCTGCAGGGCTTGATGCAGAAAATATAAGACTACGGGCAAAATTCAATATTAACAAAATTCTAATCAACATGTTAGGAGAAACACGAAGCGGAGAGCAAGTTTCCGCACAAATCGGAAAGATGGGAAGCATCACCGACCTCGCGACGGCTGACTTCAGCCTGTCCGACGGTCAGAACTTCAACATCAAGAACGAATCGCTGACACCTATCTCGCTCGAAGTACAGCTTGCAGGCATGGCCGACAGCGAGACGGTGACAACGCAGTTCAATTCGGGTTGGAATCCCGAAATCGTGAAGCGCATCGTAAAGAATGCGTCATTGTCTAACTATAATCTGAAATGGGGGTACTAATATGGGACTTTTAATCGGATTTGGCGATAGCAATCCGTCTTTCGCCTACACTCATTATTACGGCGTGGAGTTCGACGTTACGGTCTCGAATCCCGACAGCGTGACGCGCATCGGCGGCGACATGTCTCTGCACCAGCAGCTACCTGTTCACGCCATGATGAAGCGTTGTCTTCTCAATGACGACGGCACGGTCAACTACTACTGCGCCGACAATAACACGGCTCTCAAAGACAGCGGAGCTGCGGCTGTGCTTGACGGTTCTGACGGTCAAGTCATGGTCGAACTCGGCAACCAATATTGGCGTTTCGAGAGCGACGGCAACAAACGCCGCGTTCTTGTCTCGCTGTATGAGTTGCCAGGCTTCAAGCTGTGGGAAAACGCCTATGTCAGCGCGTATGAAGCCGCACTCGACAGAACTAATCATAAACTTGCGTCTGTCGTCAACACCACGGCACAATATCGCGGCGGTGGAAATCAATCGAGCTGGGATGAACTCGCAAAGTCGCAGCTCGGTATGCCAGCGACAGAAATCTCTCTGACGAACTTCCGCACATACGCTCGCAATCGCGGCACGAAGTGGAACTGCAACACCTACCGCATTCAGAAACAACTCTATTGGCTCTATGTCATTGAGTATGCCACTCTGAACTCGCAGAAAGCATTCGACGCTTCTCTGACAACGGAGGGCTACCACAAGGGCGGTCTCGGTGCTGGCGTTACTACGCTCAATTCATCGAAGTGGAACACGTTCAACGGATACCATCCTGTTGTTCCGTGCGGCGTGACAAACTCGCTCGGCAATCACACAGGCGTTGTCAATTACACGCTCGCCGCTGGTGGATATGACACGAATGACACAGTTGTCAGCGTTCCGTCGTATCGCGGTGTTGAAAATCCGTTCGGTCACATTTGGAAATGGACTGACGGTGCGCTGGCCAGCGTCGGAGCTTCGGGAACTGATTCCGTTGCTTATGTCTGCGAGAATCCTGCGAACTTCTCCAGCTCAATAACGGCTAACTACATCGCGAAGACCGTTCTTCCGGCATCGAATGGATATGTGAAGACCGTCGGCTTCGGTGAAGACGGCGAGATTTTCCCGTCTGCAATCGGTGCTGGAGATACGACGTATTTCTGTGACTATTTCTATACATCGCTACCAAGCAGCGGCTCTGCAACGCGGGGCTTTTTGTTCGGCGGTTATGCGTCTTATGGTGCGAGTGCGGGGTTCGCCTGCGCTGACGTGACTTATGCGCCCTCGAATACGTCTGCGTATATCGGCTCGCGGCTTTGCTTGCATGTTTGACCCGAAGCGAAGCACGAATCCGAAATCCGCCTGCGCGGCGCGCAGGGAAATCAGTCAAGAAACAGAAAATCAAAATGAAAAAGACAGGTTGTTCGACAATGCGGGGCTTTTTGTTCGGCGGTAATGCGAATAATGGTGCGAATGCAGGGTTCGCCTACGCTAACGTGAATAATGCGCCCTCGAATACGAATGCGAATATCGGCTCGCAGCTATGCTTGAAATTGAATGTTATATTGAGACCTCTGAAATATAACACATTGTCGAAGACCTTGCCCCAAAAGCGCAGTTTCTGCGCACAATACGAAGCATTACGACTATCGTAGGCAAAAAAAGAATTAACAAGACTTGAAATCGTCTTTGGTAGAGCAATCGAAGAAGACGACCAAAACAAGCAAACGAAACGACAGATGAAACGCTACGGCAATCTATATGACGCAATAATCAGCATCGACAATCTGAAACTTGCCGACGAGAAAGCTCGCAAAGGCAAGTTGCGGACTTACGGTGTGCGCCATCACGACGAGACGCGCGAAGCGAACATCATGCAACTGCACGAAACGCTGAAGAACTGCGACTATCACACTTCACGTTACGACACGTTCACGATATTCGAGCCGAAAGAGCGTCACATCTGTCGTCTGCCGTATTTCCCCGACAGAATAGTACATCATGCCATAATGAATGTATTAGAGCCGATATGGGTCTCATTGTTCATCAATACGACCTACAGCTGTATCAAGAAACGCGGCATTCACAAATGCGCTCTCGACGTGCGTCGCGCGTTGAACGAAGATTGCGCCGGAACGAAATATTGTCTGAAGATAGACATTCGCAAGTTCTACGAATCAATCGACCATGACATTATGAAGCAGATTGTGCGTCGCAAAATCAAAGACGTGCGTCTGTTGAAGCTCATCGACGAGATAATAGATTCGCACAACTCCATTCCAGGAGCGAAGAAAGGGAAAGGACTGCCGATAGGAAACTATATGTCGCAGTACCTCGCGAATCTCTATCTGACGTATTTCGACCACTATGTGAAAGAGACATTGAAAGTCAAACACTATTTCCGCTACGCCGACGACATTGTTGTGCTGGCGGCGACGAAAGCAGAGTTGCATGATATTCTCTATAAGATGCGCGGCTATCTATCGGGCTTGAAGCTGTGCGTCAAAGCGAACTATCAGATATTCCCTGTCGATTCGCGCGGAATAGATTTTGTCGGATATGTCTTCCGTCACACTCATACGCTCATGCGTAAGAAAGTAAAGAAAGCGTTGTGCAAGCGCGTTGCGAAGCTGCACCATCGGGCGATGTTGCCGTCAGAAAGATACTACAAGCAACAAATCGCTTCATGGTGGGGCTGGTGCAAGTATTGCGACAGCGTGAATTTGTTGAACACATTAAAAATTAAGATTCCCTATGAATTACACTTTAGCAAACGCCGCAGTCGAAGCTCACTGCGACAACGTACACGGCCATCCTGTCACGCTGGAGCATGACAACGATGGGAGCCACATCTTCAACTTCAATGTTGAGGAAGAGACGGCAATCGAGGAAGGTGCGACTAAACCGACTAAAATCGGCTACAAGTACCGTACCGTGCGAATCTTCGACGAGCCGACGAAGAAAAACATCAAGAAAGCCATCATTCGCGCCACTCTGACCGAAAGCGAGGAGTTCGCGCTGGTGAACGCCTACAACAGCTTCAATCTCGGAATCAACGACGACGAAAGTGCCGTTGAGAGATACGAAGCCTATCTGCATTTCCTCAACGACCTCGACGCTATGTTGAACAATCTCAATCTCGACTAAACCGACTAAATTTCGACTAAAGCGACTAAAAACATGGCACGATTCAGCGATTTCGGCATACAGCCGACGACAATCATCGGAAAGAGCATCTTAATGGACGATTTAATCGGGCGACGCATCGTCATTGAGAAAGTCAGAATCGAAAAGACAAAGTTCGAGAATGACAAAACGCGACTGCATTTGAGAATGCAGATGCAGATTGTTCTTGCCGATTTTCGCGAAACAGCCGATGAAGCTGGAGATTATTTTGTCAAAGACGAGAACGGCGCGATTAGCGGGCAGCGTCGTTCTTGCTTTACGGGTTCTGACAATCTAATCGAGACCGTTCAAAACATGCAGACGAGCATTCCGGCAATCAACGAACAGCGACAGAAAGCTGGATTGCCACCTATCGACGCTTTTCCGCTGGACTGCACAATCCAACGGAGTGGCAAATGTCTAATCTTTCAATAACATTACATCAATGGAAATTCTCAATGGTATCGGAAACATGCTTTTGATAGCGGTGGCGACGATGTTAGTCGTCTTCATCGCCATGATGGTAGACCTCGCAAGCGGTCTGCGAAAAGCAAAAATCAGAGGTGAATTGCGCTCGTCGCAAGCTCTGAAACGCACATTTACAAAGTTCATCACCTATGAGGGCGGCATGGTTATTGCGCTGTGCTTCGACATTCTTATCCACATGAGCCGTCTTCCGCAGCTCTTTGGGTTAGAAGTTATCGCTGGCATTCCTGTAATCATGTGCCTTGTGGGTGCTTTCCTCTGCGTGGTCGAGTTTATCAGCGTCCGAGAGAAAGCTGACCAGAAGACACGAAAAAAGATGTCAGACGCAGCCGAATTGCTCAATAGCTTGCTGGCTAACGACAATCTGAAAGAAATGTTCCGTGCCGCTCTCGAACAACAGAGCAAAGCAAAAGAATTGGAAAGGGAATCAGCATGAAATGGCTTCTCGAATCTAACCGCTGGAAACATCTAATCGGAATCTTCATCGTCTCGCTGTTCGGCACAATCCTCATGGGTATCGGCTGCATCGGCGGCATGGAGTTCAAAGATGTTCACCACTACAACGGCGACCGCATTCCGTTCAAGTATTGGGATTGGTCGGCGTGGGATTGGCTCGATTGTCTCGCTGGATTCATCGGCGGCACCATCGGACAGGCAATCCAGCTTCTAATTGTCTATCTAATCATCAAAACACATTGAATCATGCGAAAAATCGACGAAATCATCATCCATTGCGCTGCAACGCCGGAGGGAAAGGATTTCACCGTCGAAGACATTCGACGCTGGCACAAACAGCGTGGATTCAACGACATCGGCTATCATTATGTGATATACCGTGACGGCTCAATCCATGCTGGCCGTCCTCTCGACGTTATCGGAGCACACACGACAGGACACAACGGCACGTCAATCGGCATTTGCTACATTGGCGGCTGTGCGGCTGACGGAAAGAAAGCAAAGGACACACGAACACCACAACAGAAAGCGGCTCTCATTGAGTTGGTGCGGTCGCTCAAAGTGGTGTTCAACGTGTCCAAAATCAGCGGACATAACCAATATGCCGCGAAAGCCTGTCCGAGCTTCGATGTTCAGCAATGGCGCAAAGAAGTGAATCTCTAACCATCAAAAACACAATTAAAATGAAGACATCAACGAAAATCATCGTGATTGCCGCTTGCGCTCTACTCGCGCTTTGCGCGATATGGCGGCAATCGTATTTGAGCGCGGAAAACAAACGACTTCAAAGCAACGTCGAAACGCTCCGTGAGGGCATGGAACAATACACCGTCAACGACAGCCTGTCGGCGGCTTCAATAGCTCGCTTGCAGCTGAAGAATGCGGAGCTTGACGAATATTCGCAGACACTCGCGAAAGCCGTCAGCGACATGGGAATAAAACTGAAGCGCGTCGAATCGGCTGCACAAACACAGACGCAGACGATAGTCACGGTAGACGTTCCGCTTCGCGATACGCTGTTCATACATGATACTATTATAGAACGCGCGAAACAATTCCAATGGAGCGACGCTTGGACTAATATTAAGGGAATAGTCGCGAATGATTCTGTCACATGCAGCGTCGAGAGCGTTGACACATTGATTCAAGTCGTTCACAGAGTACCGAAAAAATTTCTGTTCTTCAGTTGTGGAACAAAGGAAATCCGACAGGAAATTATGTCCAGCAATCCGCACACGAAGATAGTTTACACGGAATATGTTCAATTAGAGTAACATATATTGACTTTTGAGCGTAAAGAAGCCCGGCACAATCGCTGTGTCGGGCTTTGATTTTGTGGCGTAATCGTGGCGCACATTCTGTTTCGTGCTGATTATCAGTCCACGTTGCGGAGAGAGAGGGATTCGCAGCTATATTCTAACGAGTTATCATAGAGTTGCATTTTGCTGTCAGATATGACAATCCGTCTGTCAGTCGCTCTGACGACTGATTGTGTCTGATAGTTAGATATAGCGTCAAATCGTGGCGCAATCGTGGCGCAGCTCCCTGTCATATCGTGTCGAATTTTGACATATTCTTTGCTTTCAGTTCGTCAACGATAGCGACGTATGGCTTCATTGACTTCATGTCGCTGTGACCTGTCCAGCGTGTTATGACTTCAGCTGGCACTCCGAGCTGGAGAGCCGTCACAACGAAAGTGCGACGCGCGACATGCGTCGTCAACAGCTCGCGTTTCGGGTGTACCTCTTCGACGCGCTTGTTTCCGAGGAAATAGACGATGCGGACATTCTCGTTCAGCTCGCATTCCTTGCCTATCTCTTTCAGATAGTCGTTTGTTTTCTGATTCGATATGACAGGCAGCGCGAGATTGTTCGGGAAGTCGCAATCGCTGTAGCGGTCGAGAATCGCGCGAGAATGCTTGTTCAGTTCGATGCGAAGTCTATCTGACGTTTTCTTGGTTACGACGCTGATATAGTCGTCGTGAATGTCGGTGCGTCGCAGTTTAGCGGCATCGCTAAATCGCAGTCCTGTATAGCAACAGAACACGAACACGTCGCGCACATGTTCAAGATGTTTCTGTGTGGGCTTGAATTGGTGGTTTTCCACCGTCTGAAGCTCTTTCAACGTCAGATATATGACTTCTTTTTGCTCGAAGTGCGAGCCTTTCAGCTTCGGTCTGAAAGTGTCATGCAGATTGCCGCCGTAATATCCATGTTGCGCCGCCCAGCGAAGATACCAGCGCAAGAATCCGAGCTGTTTCCCTATGGTCGTATTGCGGAGCTTCAGCGTGTTCGACATGTAGGTGACGAATCCCTGCAGTTGAGTTTCGTCGAGCTTCGAGAGCTTCAGCATCGGCTCATATTCCGTCAGATGATTCTTCAGCGCGTCGAATTTCTGAAACGTCGCGCGTGTCCATTGATTCTGTGCGCCCATCTGTTCGCAGAACTTATCATATACGATGAAGAAATCATCGTCTCTGTCGCGCTGTATCGTTGCGGCTGTCGCTCTGCCGGACAATTCAGCCAGCTCGCGCTTCACGTCGTCGGCTGACGGCACACGCTTTTCTACAAGCTCATATCGCGCCATCAAGTCAGCGACCTTGCTCTCATAGTCAACGAGAGTGCGATTGATAGTCTGTGCGTAGCTGTGCGACTGACGGACACGCTGACGGCCATCATCCCACACGTCGCGGTCGTCTATCGAACAGCCAACGGCGAAGTCGATAGGACGCTGGCCGTGTAGCGTCACGCGCAGCCGGATTGTATAGCTGCCGTTGCGCTCGCGGTGCAAGATGAATCGTGCGCGATATTGGATTGTCATTTCCTGGCGGCGTTCTTTCGGCGCATGTTCCCGACACCTGTCAGAAGCCACTTCGCCGAGATATTGAAGTCCGTGCAAAGATACGACAGCGCGTCAATGTCGATAGTGCGGTATGTCGCCTGTCTGTCCGACGTGGTACTGCCGTTCTTCAGCATCGCGTATTTCGTGCGGTTGAGGTTGTAGCGGTTGCAGAACTCGCGCATACCGCCCTGCAATTCCTCGCTTGACATCAGCATCGACAGAGCGTCGAAAAAGCGCGTCTGAATGTCCTGTGTGCGCTGTGATAGGTTGATACTCATAGCTGTGTTAATATCTTTTCCGCTGTGGATTGCGGAATGTTATGTATTTTTGCAAATCGGAACGCTCTGACACGCTGGCGCAGCTCGTTCAGCTCTGCATCATCCACGACGCACGTCGGCTGTCCGGCTGTGAATGCTCTGCAAAGCGTGTCGAACATGTTCCGCGACATGAAACGGTACAATCTATGTTGTCCGAAATAGTCAGTTGTCACAATCTCTGACATTGTTTCTAATTTTGTTGGTGGCCGCGTCTCGAAAGGGGTGCGGCTTTCTTTATTTATTATTGTTCAGTTTCTTCAGCTCGTCGAGAATCTGCGTCAACAGAATGACCGCGCCGCAGGGAATCAGAACGCCGAGGAATGAGACGACTGCCGCCCAGAGCGGCGCAACGTCGCTTCCGACAGCTGACGTGAAATTGATAAACTTGACAGCCACTTCAACAGCTGACAGGGCAATGACGACGATGGCGACTATTTTCCAGCCGTTGGCTGTCGGCTTCTTATCAATCGACATAAAAGGGTCGTTCTGTGTGTTTTGTTCGTTATTTTCCATGATTCAACAATTTGTTAAGTTTGGTTCTATATTTCTCATCTTCGGGGAAGACATAACACGCTTCACGCACAATCTGCATTTCGTCGTCTGTGCGTTTCAATTTGTGGTAGAGCTTCATCAGTCTTTCGTATGCTCCGACATTGCGCAAATCGGTCGTTATGCTGTGCTGATATGCTATGATGGCGTTGTCGATGTCGCCGCTTTGCTCGAAGCTCAATCCCTCACGCAACAGCCGGAATGATTCTTCACGTTTCCGCGCTTCCTCTTTCATATTATTATATAGTCGCATGGCTTCATCATAGTCGGCTTTCGGCATAACGAAATAGTTGAATCCAGCGAGAGCTTCACGTTCACGCAGATTGAAATACTCTTGTTGCTTATCCCAGCCGAATTGCTTATAGAATAGCTCGCAATCATCATTCGTTGACAGCTTCACTTCATCGGATGTCGGCTCGCGTCTGCATGATTCGGGATTGTCTTTGCGCTGTGAAAACCGTTCAAGAAAATCCATATACTATATTATAAGGTTGTGGAGAGTTCCGTCGCTGTCGAAATATGCTGTTCCGAGGTCTCTGCGGTCGCCCCCTCTTTTTCATAAAGCAGTTCACGCAGCTCTTTACGCAATAGGGCGTTGTCAGCTGTCAGTTCCGCAATCTGTTTGTCTTTCTCTCGCAGTATGTCACGCAATAGCGCGACCTGTGCTTCAGATGCTATGTCTTTCGACGATGCTTCGACGATGTTTTGACGTGGCTTCGGTGCAGCTTCAGCTATCAGCATTTCACCTTCTCCGAAATAGAGCCATGAGCGATTGACTTCGGGAAAGGTTGTTAATATCTTTTCCAACGTCCGCTGCGTGATAGGCTCTTTGGCGTTGCAAAGTGCGCTCGAATAGGCTGTGCTAACACCTAATTTTTCGGCAAAAACCTTATTGTCGCCGCCGCATAATTCAGCCCTTACGATACCTAATTTTTTAGAGTATTCACTTAATTTTGGGTTGTTTTGCAGCATCCGTTCAGCTTTGTCTTTCTTCATGACATTAAAAAATTACTATTCATAATCAATGACTTGTAAAAAATTTGGCAAAAACTTGAAAAAATATTTGGTCAGTTCAAATAAAGTCCTTATTTTTGCACTCGAATTTAATCACAAATGCGAATGCAAATGTAAACAAAAATTAGAAACTGACCAAACAAAAAAAATTAGAGACAATGAAAACGAGAAAGCAAAACATCAATGTAAGTCGTGAACGCGCAATCGAAATCGCAATGAATCACAATTGCGTCAGCCGTGAGATTGCCGAGCAATATACTGACTGCGAACTTAAAGAAGTATTGAAAGCGGCTTCGGGTCGCACATACAAGTTGACTGCAAACTTCTAAATAGAGCAACCATGATAACCGACAGGACAAAGAAGTCAATCGAGAAGTTCTATCAGCAATATCAATCCGACGTACTACTGATATATGGCGGCGACAAAGAACAAGCTCTCGCCGAGGACGTAAGCACATATTACATCTTGGAGATAAAGATTCTAAAAACCAAGATAAATATCACGGAAACATATACAGGAATAAGCGGATTCACCAGCACCGACAGCATCACAGATGATGACGATGCAAAAGAGTGGTTGAAGAAGTGGCGTGCTGACTTCAGACGCGCCCGTCGCTACTATGAAACCGATTCAGACATCCTTGACAAAATGGTTGACGGAGAAATCGAAGACATCGAAGAATAGAAGCAATGGAAGATAAAGTACAATACAGCATCGCCCAGATACGCAAAGCAGAGAAATTGGCTCTCGCCATGCAACCCGATGGATTGTGGGTTGGTTTTAGTGGTGGAAAAGATAGTCAAGTATTGCTTGAACTTGTTAAGATGGCTGGTGTGAAGTATCGTGCCGTCTATAACGTCACGACAAACGACCCTCCCGAAAACGTCTATTTTATCCGCAACAACTATCCGGAAGTCGAGTTCAACATTCCCAAAAAGAACTTCTATAAGATTGTAGAACAGAAAGGTCTTCCTACACGATTGAGACGCTTTTGTTGCGACGAACTAAAAGAGAGTGGCGGAATAGGCTATGTAGTTCTGACAGGTGTAAGGTCGGAAGAGAGTGTAACGCGGAAAGGATATGACGAGGTGGCGATATATTCCAAGCGAAAAGAACACAAAGGCCGTAAAAAGCATACACTTGAACAGATAATCGAAAACGAACATCGTTGCATTAAGGGGAAAGACAAAGTTATGGTTTATCCGATATTAGGATGGACGGAAGAAGATGTGTGGCAATTCCATAGAGAGAGGAATCTGCCGAGAAACATCTGTTATGACATATCTGGGCGTGTTGGCTGCATGTTCTGTCCGTATTCGTCGAAACGAGAAATCGAATATTACGAAAAGCAATATCCTTTGTTCAAGCGCAATTTGCTAATCCACTTCAGCAGATTCCTTGCAAAAAGAAAGAAAAAAGAATTTGAGACAGTCGAGGAATACTATGAGTGGTGGAAGTCCAAAGAAAGTGTTAAGGATTTCAAGGCAAAAAAGCAACAGACATCAATGAGCTTTGAATAAACATCAATATTCACCAACAAATATCAGTAACAATGAAAAAAATTTGGAACAAAATCAGAAACATCGTCTGCAAGAAGCAGATGGCCGAGGAAAAGAACGAAGCGACAACGACGATTGACGCTGAACAACTCCCGAAGCAATTAGCCGCATGGTGTGAATCCGGCGCGGATGGCGAGAATCGCGCATGTCTGTTGTTAATCTCACACAACGACGACAAAAAGACCTATGCCGACGGAATCATCAAGGGCAGCAAAAAGCAGCTCACACTCACTATCGCACAGAGCATCGAGGAAAACAGAGGACTGCACGAAATATTGAATCGCGCTATGATGCTCGCTGCAATCAAGAAAATCACCCACCTCAAATAATAAAGCCATGAAGATAAAACAGGAACAAATCGACGCTGCATTTGCCGCAGCTGGTGACAACAAAGAAATCATCGCCGTGCTGGAATCTCTGTTCGGAAAGAGAGAGACGGTGAAGTTTAAGCACTACACGGACATTAAGACCTACGAAGACGCTTGCGAATATCTCGGTATCAATCCGCTGCCGGAAGATTGCAGCTGCACCTTCACAAGCTCTGTTGACTACAAGCCGACATCCGACGAAATCGCCTATGCAAAGCTGAAGATTATCGCAAAAGCTATCCGTGGCGGCGAGGATTTCAGCTTCAAGAAAGCCATCGAGAACGGCAAATATTATCGTCCGTGGTGGATTGTATGCGGCAAGAAATACTTCGAGACACAGCTAACAGACGAAGAAAGAGAGCGGGGCTTTTTGTTCGGCGGTTCTGCGAATGATGGTGCGGGTGCGGGGTTCGCCTACGCTGGCGTGAATCATGCGCCCTCGAATACGAATGCGGGTATCGGCTCGCCGCTTTGCTTCTA